CAATTACTAGTATTTATAACTTTACAAAACTTAGAACATATAGCCCATTTCTTCAACCCAGGGTTTTTCTTCTGATAATTCTTCTTGCCTAATCTCGTCTAAACCATCATCTATAAAACCAAACGGTAATACATCTGCTTCTATTTCTTCCATACGCTGTTTAAACATCATGTCCTTTAAAGAAATTTCTGTTATTTGCTCAAAAGAACTTGAAACAGCAAAGAATCCAAAGAGAACTAGATTCATCATTAAATCATCGTGGTTGCCCTCTGAGGCTTCATAGGATTGCCCACGGGCCACGAAGGTTGACATTTCTAATATTGTGTTAGTATCTTTTATTATAAGTTTTTTAGCTTCTAAAATATCTTTAATAGCAGAACAGCCAATACGTTTGACTTTCCTATTCATTTCTATGCCAATACGATCAGCCTTAATTAAAGACTCCATATGTAAATGGTCATACTCTAATTCATGATAGAGACCATTTGTCACAAGCGACCCTTGATCATTTGACTCAATTACTACATAAGCTTCGTTATAAACGATGGCATACTTATAAATAACATTTGGGAAGAGCAATGGAGATATAGTATTATTGCGATAAACGGCGACCTGTTCAAAGGGTTTACTAGTAATATCGATCACGTTAAACGTAGAATAGTCCTGGCCTCTTCCCTTCGAAACATCGACAGTCATAACATATTGATGATTCTTTTCAGGTTCTTTATATATTAAAACACTTCCACCTTCTAAAGCTCTAATAGGATCTTCTTGCCTTTGTTCTAATAAACAGTCAGCAGAAATAAGAGTATCACCTGTTCCAAAGAATGTGTTTCCAAATTCCTGATCAAACTGCAATTGCGACGTATTAGATACAGTAGCATTTTTCCAATCCTCATCACGACCCGGTACATCCCACCAATCTACTCGGAATGGTTTATATTGATTAGTGCCTTGTACTGCACCTTCCCAGACGTTATGATACATATTACCAATACCATTAGCCGTAGAAGTAATTATCACCTTTGTATCTTTACCTGACGAAATAACCGGATATGTAGATGTATAAAATTCTGCAGCTCTTTCAACGAATGCAAATTCGTCTAGGTACAATAAGTTAACTGACATACCACGAATAGATGAACCTGATGTAGCAGCTGCTATAATCCTACTATTATTACTAAATTCAATAGATCCCTTATTTAAAGCTCTGGTTCCTGGTTGTAAGAAAAATGGTAAATTTTCTAACATTAAAGTAACTCTTGCCAACATTTCTCTGGCAGTTGCACCTTTGTTTGCTAGTACAGCAATTGTCTTTTCAGGATTAAAGATTGCAAACCATAATAAGTAAGCGACAGAAGATATAGACTTCCCGGACTGCCGGCAAGCGAGTACAACACTAAAGCGATTGTCTGAAAAGTGAGCAAACATTTTCTCCTGATATGGGTACAACTCAAAGGGAACTAATCCCCTGTCTAAAGAAATAATCTTACAATATGTTTTAGCGAAATGCGCAGGATCTTCCATACATTTTATGTATTCACTCAATTCATCGTTAGAAAAACTATGAGTAATGCCATCTCTTTTTACATTTAAATTGCCGTTATAACTATCATTCATCTTTCTTGTAATCACTAATGTCAACTACTTTATCTCCATCATCATTTTTATTTTGCAAAAGCATTCTTTGCAAATCACTTGTAGATCCAACAAATAAATTATTAGTAGTAGGTCCGGCTAATTCTTTTTGTTCATCGTTCTTGTTATAATCTTTTTTCTTTTTATGTAAATCTAAAAGATTACCATTTATATCGGCAACGTGTTTCATCATATTTGAAAATACTTCGAAAGCCCTTGGATGTTCAGTAGCTCTTGCCACTTCCATCATTTCTTCAAGAGCATCAGATCCCTTTGCTAGGAGATCGTGATAAGTCCGTCTTGCATATTCAAAATCATTATCAGCTGTATCAGAATCCATTGTTTAAACACTATCATATAAAGAGGTTATCGTTGTTGTAAATCCAAAATCTGAATCTATAGAAACATTTAATGGATTAGGTTTTACAGTTACACGTTCAATTAAAACGTCCGAATCAGCAGTCCCACCTGCCATTTCACCGAGAGAAACTTGAGCTTCTCTAATAATTTTTGCACTATTAGTTGGTCCATAAAAATTGACTTTCATGTCAAAATCTAATGAATAAATAATTGTGCGCCTTTGTTCTTGTGGACCTTCAAAGTCATCAGAGAAAGTTACTCCTTGTAAAGTTACAGGAACATCTTCAACTACTAATGGATAATCTTTAAAGGGCTTAATAGAAACATTATATTGTGGATTAAAATATGGAATAATTTGCTCTACTACTTGCAAAGCATCGTCTTGACTTTTAGAATATATACTAAGCTGAAAAGAAATATTGTATGGAGCAGCAGCATTAAATTTATTAGCAACAGTTGTAGTTGTACCAGGACGCATAAAGTTATTATTTTTAGGCAATTGCCTAGCAGGCTCATATGTTATAGAAATAATTTCAAATGACATACGAGGTAACTTAACGGCAATCTTTTGATCCGTATCAAGGTCTGGATTTTCTTGAATTCTTTCTAAAAACTTTTGCTTAGGAGCATATGACAAAGGAACTTTAATTTGTGATAAAGCATTGCCAGATGCGTCTTGTCTAATGACGTAAATATCATTAAATATTCTACCAAAAGTAGCTACAGACTTTCTAATTCTTTCGTGATAAAACCATGTACCAAACATTAAGTAGGATCTCCAAACGGATTTGACTCAGTGAAGTCTAAGAAATCTACTGCATCAAATATAGAATTTTGTGAATTTACCGGAAGATCTTCATTTATAGCAGTTATTGTACGTACTAATGTATTTCCAGCAGAATCAGGTGATGTAATATTACCTGCAGCAAATGTATGATATCCAGGTTGATTAGCTCCGATATGAGCAAGCGAAATTATATTTGAAGAATCTACGTAATTAGTAATCTCGCCAGTAACAATAACTCCGGATGATAGAGTCTGTGTAACTGTATTACCTACTACAAATCCAGTTGATGCTGAATCTACCATAGTGAGATCTAAAGTAAATCCTAAACCTTCGATAGCGTCTATTTGTTCGATATTTGTATCAAGATCTTCACCGCTATATTCAAACAACTCACAACGTAATTTATAAGTTGGTAGATTTGACAATTGATAGAACGGTTGCTCATGCTCTACATGCATAATCTCAAACAATTTATTAGTCATTGTAAGATATATTAAATCGCCTTCGAGAGGTCTAACAGAATTAATTTCAGCGTCATATCTTTTTACAGTTTGTTCCCATCTTTTACGTGATACTACAAAAGTTGCTTGGTCTCTAATTTCAACACCAAACTTTGTAAATAGATCACCTTCTCCATCGAAGCCTTCAACATTCTCGATATACATTTCTATTTTATGAGATGAGTTAAAAGATGAAGGTACATCCTCATTTAGAATAGTATCTTTATTCACTATATCTCTAGGAAGATAATAAACATCCTGGCCATAAATCTTTAGTGATTCTATTACGATATCTTCGTATAGACTCTGCTCAGATCTTACTGCTTGACTAAAATATGGATTTATTGACATAGTTTACCCCACAAAGAAATCTGCAGGAAACTCATGTTCCATTCTTAATTCTTCTTTTAGTCTTTCTATATCTTGAATCGCGTCTTCGTATAATTGTCGGCCATTAATAGTAACACCACCTGGAAGCTGCATACCTTCGAACTTAATTAAATTTTGACCCCATTGCCTTTTAATTAAAGCAGTCGTGTATTCTTTTAACCATCTATCATTCCAAATAGCTGAAAAAGAATTACCGTCGATTATTTCGTAAACTTCTGCAATTATATAATCACCTGCTTTTAGGTCTTCACCGTCCAGATCACCGTCAATATAAAGCCTATTTTGTTTACGCGAGAAGCGGACCTGAGGCGTACCAGTTAACCTCATATCAATAAGTGTTAAATACTGTTGCATCTGTTCGTAATAAGCCATATCGCCAATATATGTCTGTAGATCAAAAAAGTCATTTAAACTTAACTGATATTTTACATCAAAAAAGTTCTTTGAAGTGATATTGTCGTGTAGAGGAAAGAGTCTTGTGACATATGTTACACTGGTAGATAAAGGAATATAGCCATTAGTAATATCATCTGATGTTAATTCGTGTTTTACATAACTTCTTAATGTAGCATCGGAATGAATATCTTGATAATATTGTAATGCTTCATCAACCCGATCTTCTTGCTGATCTGGATCTACGTTAATCTCAATTACTGGATCACCAAGTTGGCGTAAACAATAATCTATCAAACCTTGTCTTGTCGATGGATTAGCCATTAATTTTTCCTCTAACTCTGTTAGATCTATTTATACACTTAAGATGCTACTACTATTTGGCCTGCCATAGATGAATGATATTCGCAGTTATAATAATAAGTTCCCGCAGATGTAGGAGCAAATAGAATATAATCAGTAGTTCTACCAGTGTTAGCAAATACAGTCGAGCCTGTTACAGCATTACTGGTTCCTGTAGAATTCGATGTTTTTATCCAAAATGGATGTCCGGTTGTATTTAGTATTTTAAATTTAATAACAGAGTTCGCAGCCATATTAATAGTCTTGTTATTAGTGTCTCCAAAAGAGCCGTTAGTATCCCAGCCCTTAAGTACATAAACACCTGACCCTGCCTTTACTTCTACATCATACCCTTCATAAAAAATAGTTTGAGTTGCCATTATGATTGACTCCAGATTAAAGTACTACCAATATATACGT